CCCTCGGTGTAAACGAGATGCTCTACCGCTGAGCTAATCTCCCATACTCCTCCACCTGGACTCGAACCAGGGACAAGGTGATTAACAGTCACCTGCTCTACCAACTGAGCTATAGAGGATTATTCTAAGACACTGGTCTCTTGTTTTTTCAATCTGAAATACATCTTATAGTATTTCTTTTTGATTACATCAAGAGTCTCCTTATCATCACCAAACCCCATCCAATTACAGAGTTGTGATGATCCCTCCAATTCACTAATCAGTCTTAATATATTGACTGCCTGAATAGGAAGACCTCCTGGTTGATATTCTTCAGTTGGGTTCATAATACTCCAGTAGGAGGAAGCGAGTAAGGGGACTTGAACCCCTGACATTCAGCTTGGAAGGCTGACGTTCTACCACTGAACTATACTCGCATGTGGGAATAATCCCAAGCCAGATAACAGATTTGAACTGATGACCTTTGCTTTACAAAAGCACTGCTCTACCACTGAGCTAATCTGGCAAGGCGACTCAAGTAGGATTCGAACCTACGACCGACTGCTTAGAAGGCAGTTGCTCTGTCCAACTGAGCTATTGAGTCATGATTTAATTATAGTGGTCTTGAATCACTCTGTCAACTATGGAAGATTCTCTGATCCTCCCAGATGGACTTTGTTTTTAGTTGCCATCTCATACATGACTTCATGAATGTTCTCTGGTTCTACAGTGTCCTGATTTTCAGGACGCAACCACCACCCATCATGTGGGTCATCATTGATATGTTCGTATTTTTCTTTGTTCTTGTCAGACATAATAGCTGGGCCAAACCATGGATCATCTTGCAAATACTCTGGTGCTGGAACTGTCTTGTGTGTTTTTTTATCCAATTCAGAATTAATCCAGGTTACAAAAGGAATTAAATTGATTGTTTTTTCTTTATTCAAGACTTTCTTAGCAACATTACTAATTCTATTTAAGAGTTTCTTCATCAAAATAGTCCTTTCTGTAGTAACGTCCTAATATATTACTATTATAGAATGCTGGACTACCATCAGTCAAACTCTCTGTCAGGACATTATGAACAAACAGTTGTTTAGTTTCTTCAAAATTAGTTTTACCTAAAGTGGAGTGGAGGGAAAGAATCTGTCTTGTGAACTGTCCAGTCCCATATCTCCCAACATCCTCCTTAAGCTCAGGGCAAGACCCCCAGTAATTTCTCCAGTTGCTTTCAGATGTAACTCTTCTCCTGACTGAAGAATCACCCTTATTTCTAGGCTTTCGTTTTTGCCAGAAGTATTTTCTACCAATATACTTTTTCTTTGTGATTGTATTGGTAATGCAATACACAAAGCCGTAGTTGTCCCCAATAAGGCTCCCGTCAAAAACCCTACCCTGGTAAATCCAGGGATTGGGGTAGTCGCTATTGATTTCAACTTTTGCCAAATGTTCATAACAACTTTCCTTATTTATTACTCAGTAATTACTGATGCTCCTACCCAACCACCATTAGTGCCATCTGGGTTGTTCAGCATGGCTTGTGTTGTGGTCTTATTGGTGTACTGCTTTCTATCAGAATAATCATCAGTCCACTTTTGATCAGCACCTGTGTAATAAGAGTCTTTTGTAGAGTCTACTCTACTTGGTCTTTTGATGTGATAATTTGCCATTAGAGTTTAAATCCAGTGAATGTGTCTTCTTTAACATCTTGTTTGATACCCCCAACAACATAAGATTCAACTTCTGTTTCTTGGGGTGCAACCTGGAGACCCTTAGAGGAAATCCAATGTTCAGTCCAGGGGAGTGGATTGTTTTTTGCAGGAACATCATACACTTGCTTCAATCCAATAGCTTTAAGTCTTCTATTGGCAACCCACTGAACATACTTTTTGAGTAGAGTATCATTAAGTCCAATCATTGACCCATCTTTGAAAAGATAGTCTGCCCATCTTTTCTCTTCATTGACTGCTCTATCAAACATTGCATAAACCCACTCTTCCTCTTCTTTGGCAATTACTGCCATTTCAGGATCATCACCTTGTCTCCATTTATTTAGGATGTTTTGAGTGATTGCAAGATGCTGATTCTCATCCCTAGCAATAAGTGAGATGATTTTAGCAGAACCCTCCATAAGTTTAAGTTCACCAAATGCAAAACTGCAGGCAAAACTAACATAGAAGCGAATGCCCTCCAAGATGTTGACATTAGCAATTGCTCTATACAATTTACGCTTCAGTTCTCTTCTCTCAAGTGTCCCTGCAATATGTCCTTCATTGGCAAGTTCCCACATGGTGCTGGTGTCATACATGTGAGCACTATTGATGAAGTCATCATAGGACTCTGTGACAGTTGCTGCTCTCTCAAGTATCCTTTCATCAGTCACAATCCTATCCAGTACCTCTGAAGGGTCTGAATAGACATTCTTGATGACATAAGTGTATGAACGACTGTGGATCATTTCCATAAACCCCCAGACCTCCATACATGCCTCTAATTCAGGCAGAGAGCAATATGGGATGAATGCCATACCTGGTCCTCTACCCTGAACAGAATCAAGAAGAATCTGATACTTCAGATTGGAAGTATAGATATGCCTTTGCTCAGGTCTGAGAGTTTGATAGTCCCCTCTATCTTTCTGTAATGAGACCTCCTCTGGTCTCCAGAAGTATCCCAATTGTTGTGTTGTGAGTTTATCAAAAATACCATACTTAAATGAGTCATATCTTTGTATCCCCAATGGTTTACCAAAAAACATTGGTTGCTTTTTAGTGTTGACATGCTCAGGGTTGAAGACTGTCATGCCCTGATATTGGTTCATTTTGACGCTACCTGTTGGTGGTGTCACTTCTCTCTTAAACTGCACAGGATTCACACTCCCCCTCCTCTACTTTTTCTAGTTCTTGCATTAATGATTCTAATTTAGAAGACTTATCATCAACAACCTCATCAGTCTTGATATCATATGTGTTCTGATAATAAGAAGTCTTCCAACCATACTTATATGTAGTCAAAAGGTCTTTTGCCATTTCAGAAACTGGGACCTCATTATCTGGATAATTTTCTGGGTTATAAGACCAGTTACCAGATATAGCTTGATCAAAGAATTTCTGCATTACAGACACCACATTTATGTAACCCTTGTTATCAGGCATCTCCCACAGAAGTGTATAGTTATTCTTCAGTGAATTGTATTGTGGAACAATCTGCTTAAGAGGCCCCTTCTTGGACTTTTTAATGGACAGATAATCTCTTGGTGGTTCAATTCCATTAGTGGCATTTGACACAACGGAACTGCTCTCTGAAGGCATTTGTGCTGACAGAGTGCTGTGCCTGAGTCCTGTCTCATTGATAGATGCTCTAAGAGACTCCCAATCATGTTGCAGTTCCTGGCATGAAATTTCATCCACGTCTTTCTTGTATGTATCAATGGGTAGAATACCATCAGCATACTTAGTTCTGCCAAAGTATTCACAGTGACCCTTCTCCTTGGCAAGATTGTTTGATGCCTTCAGAAGGTAGAACTGGAAGGACTCAGAGAGTCCATGAACTGCATCCCATGCCTCCTGTGATCCATAATCAAATCCAAGTTTAGCAAGATAGTGTGCCAGACCAATGAAACCAATTCCCAGGGACCTACGTGCCTTTGTAGCAATCTCTGCTGCCTTTACAGGATATTCCTGGTAGTCAATCAATTCTTCTAGAGCACGTACTGAAAGGTCACATAACTCCTCCAACTCATCATCAGACCTTACCTTACCAACATTGATAGCAGATAGGATGCACAGTGCAATCTCACCAAGATGATCATCAATGTGTGAGATAGGATAGGTAGGTAAAGTAATCTCCTGACAAAGATTACTCATCTCCACCTTATCTTTGAAAGATGAATGAGAATTGCAGTGATCAATATTCATGATGTAGAGACGACCTGTCTCTGCTCTCTCTTTCAGGATGTCAAGAAATAGTTTTTGAGCACTGATAGTTTTTCTTGGAACAGACTCATCTGATTCATAAGAAACATATAAGTCATCAAATCTATCAGTACCAAAAGCACCATACAGATTTGGAACGTCATGTGGAGAGAAGAGAGAAATGTCTCCTCCTTGTATGAATCTCTCATAGAAGAGTTTACTGATTTGAATACTATAATCTAATTTACGAACTCTATTGTCTTCTGTACCCTTATTGTTTTTAAGGACAATGATGTCTTCTATTTCCTGGTGCCAGATTGGGAAGTGGACAGTCGCTGAGCCACCTCGAATTCCATTTTGTGTACAGCACCTGACAGTTGATTCAAACTTTTTAAGGAAAGGAATAACACCTGTGTGTTGAACTTCTCCACCCCTGATTTTACTGTTGATGCCACGTATTCTGCCTGCGTTGATGCCGATTCCTGCCCTTTGAGCAACATATCTCCCAATAGCCATATCACTGCTAAAGATAGAATCGAGGGAGTCATCAACATCAACAAGAACGCAAGAAGCAAATTGTCTGAGAGGTGTTCTGACCCCAGCCATGATTGGGGTGGGGATGTTGATTTTGTGCTTGCTGATTGCGTCGTAGTATTTTTTGACATAATTCAGTTTGGTTTCTTTAGGATAATCAGAAAAAATAGTTAAGGCAATCATCATGTACATAAACTGTGGAGTTTCATAAACTCCGCCACCACTGCGGTCCTGCACAAGGTACTTATCCACAACCTGGCGTAGACCAGCATAAGTAAAGAGAAAATCACGATCATGATCAATGAAAGAATTAGCTTTCTCAATTTCTTCTTTTGAATATTTAGAGTAAATATCTGCATCATAAACATCCTTATTCACACAACTGTAGATGTGTTGCTCTAATTGTGGCAATTCTTTCATCTTCCCATACAACTGCTTTCTAAGGGCAAATAGAAGCAGTCTAGCAGCAACAAATTGATAGTTAGGGTGCTCTAAATCAATCAGGTCTGAAGCACTCTTGATCAGGATTTCTTGGATTTCCTGAGTTGTGATACCATCATAGAACTGAATACCAGAAGTCATCTCTACCTGGCTAGCAGATACTCCTGCAAGACCAACAGTTGCCTCTTCAACCATCAGATGCATCTTATCTAAATCAAGAGGTTCAATGTGACCACTTCTTTTTGTTACCTTGATTCCATTACTCATATCTTTTTCCAGGTGGTAAACTTAAGTTTTGCTTCTAAACCAGAGTAGACATTTGATTCTACTAATTTTTTAACATCATGTCCAGATAATACCATATCATTTATATCTTTCTCTCTGATGTTTGAGGGAAAGATAACTACTGAGTCACCTCTTTCAATTGTTCTGCTGATGCGTTGGACAATCTCTCTATTGCGTGGTTCGTTATCATAGACCCAAACAGGATTGCTAATCCCCCAGTCCCCAACATCAGCATCAGCACCACACATAGCAATCGCGTTTTGAAGGAATGTGCTATCAAAAGGTCCTTCTGTGACGTAGACTGGCACATTGTTAGAAATGTTGTCCAGTCCATATATCTTTGGTTCTTCATCCTCAAACATGATGGTAATGTATTTAATAGGGTTTGAAGAGAGAGCTCTTCCCTGAACCCCAATCAGGTTTTTGTTTCTATACAATGGTATCACAATCCTTGACTCACCATAGGTGGTATCAGGGAATGAGTCAGGTTTCATAGTGTTTATGAACTCCTGAAAGTTTGCAGTATAGTAAAACTCTCCATCAAAGATTGCTCTTGTGTGGAGATACATTTTAGATTGAGTGACATCAAATGCAGATGGCAGATCAATCTTTTTTCTGAATACTGGTTTAGAAT